GGAGGAAGCTTCGGCTCTGGCGCGGGAGCCGGTGCCGGTGCCGGAACATGCGTCTCGATAGGTGCAACGGGTGCGACTGGAGCAGGTGCCCGACGCTTGGCGTTGCCTTTGGCATTGCGGAGCACCACCAGACTCATAGTGGTGCGCACGAGGATAGCGCCTTCCGTACCGAACTTCCACACTTTGCCGATCTTGATGCTTTCGGGCTTGCCAAAGTGCTTGATGAGGAACTGCTCGTTATACGTCGTGTAGTGGAAGCGGATGCGATCCTCTTCCGCGTTCTTGTAGCGAAGGCCATTGAACCCGAGCGACTGCAGGAACACCAACGATTGCTTCTCGTCGGCCATCGCCGCGGTTAAACGTGCGGCCGCATTGAGTGCGATTGTCATTCTATGCCTATCTGCGAAGATGATGACGGATGGTATCTACGGATACCTTGTCGTTGAACAGCGCGGTCACGCCTGGATGCAGCGGACTGGGCCAATTGCCGTAGGTGAACCACTCGGCAGCTTCGGATTCCCAGTTCAGGACCGGCTTGAACTCCTTCTCGACCACGACCAAGAAGTTGTAGTAGACGAATCCTGCATCCATGTTACGGTACGTGAGCATCGGGAAAACTCGATGCGCTCCGTTGGTATTGCCGCCACCGAAAGGCTTGCCTCCAGGCAGACCGGCTTCTTCGTTCAATTCCCGTAGCACCGTCTTCTTGGGAGTTTCACCACAATCGACAGTCCCACCGAACACACCCCACAGGCCCGGATCAGATACCTTGGAACTTCGCTTGTTGAGGAGCAACCGTTTGGTATCACGCGCCAGCACCAGACCACCGGCAGCCATAGACTTCCAGTAGTCGGTGTCTTGCAGAGGCTGCTTGAACAGCCCCTGCTCGGTAGCATCCGCGATCTCACCCTCGGTGAGCAGAAGGCGAGTGAGTGCAGTTAGCTTGACTGTCATAGGTGTCCTTATTCTTCGTCAGTGGAACCAGCGCCACCACCGACATCGAAGCGTTCGAGGGACTTCGGCGGTCGGAAGCCCAACTGACGCCAGAAGGTGATTTGGATGGAGGGGTCGATGTAGTTGGCAAGCGCAGTTGTCCCGGTGACTGACGTCCCGTTCGCACCACGGCGCACGTGATTGAGCGCTTTGCCGACGGCCATCGCCATCTTGTTGAACATGAGGGTTGCAGCGCGTTCGTCCTTCGGAAGCTTACCACTCTCGAAGAGCTTGTCCATCAGCTCACGGAACAGCGCAGTGCCACGGAAGGTACGCAGCTTGTGGACGGTCACACCTTCGGGCGCACCCAGACTACGGAAGTACGCGTTGACCGCGGCACCGCCAACTGGTTTGAGTCGTCCTGTTGGACTGGACACCGTGAACAGCCGATCCTTCGGTTGCTTGCCGTTCATCAGCTGCATCAGATTGGCGATCACGAATCGTTGCTGCGGATCGTTCTTCATCAGCTTGTGCATCGTAGGCACTGCGTCCTTACCGCGATAGCGCAGGATCACATTGCCTCCTTGATCGACGCTGACGTGACGGACCAGAAGCGTGGACACACCGAACGTGGATTGTCCAGCCGCAGCGTTACCCTTGGAACCGACGCGGGCGCTGAACTCGTACAGGATTTCCAGCACGGTAGCGCACACGCAGCGCACGTTCTCGGGATCGAACTTCTTGACGTTGGCGAACCACTTCTTCTGCATTGAGTTGAGCTTCGGTGCCAGATCGGCGACCTTCTCAAACTTGGCGCGACTAGCGGCCTTCTTGAAGTCAGACGTGTAGAAGTACGGACCGGGGCCGCCATTCGAGCGGATGGCTTGGAACACGTAATGCTCGGCACCCGGCTGACCGTAATGCGCGTTCATTTCCACGCTCGGGAAGTTGGTTGCTTGCGGCACGCCGTCGATCAGATGACCGTCGTTGGTGTACAGCTTGCCTTGATCGTCCACCTGACCAGTGAATCCCAGCGGGAGCATGTGGTCGATGCCGTTCGCCAGCAGATACTGCAGGAGCTCTTCGTACGGAACCGTGCTGTGTCCGCTGTTACGGATGTACGATATCATCGCGTTCTGCCACACTTCCCGGTGCTGTTTGCGATACGCCATGTATTGCTTATACAGATCCGGATGCATCTCCTTGGCGATCTTCGCTTCGTCCAAGGTAAGCGCTGTATCGTCGCGACCAACCATCTTCTTGATGAGTTGGCGCAACGCATTCGACGACTTCTTCTGTGTGCCAACTTCCGGAGCCATGCGCTTGCTGATGTACGGATTGTTCATCACGCCCGCGAACTTCTTGATCTTCTGCAGCGCGATCTCGGAGTCAGTGCGCAGATAGGCGCCGAGTGCCTTCAGCAGTTCGATTTCCTGCGAAGTAAAGCGTTCGTTGGCGCGGAAGTTCTGGAAGGCACCCTTCACTTCTTCACCGAGAAGCGCGAGTTGCTCGGCTTTGCTGCGACCAGCCAATGCCGCGTTGATGCTGTCTCGCAGAGCCGGCAGATCCTTGCCCCACTGAGCGACAGCAGGTTTGCCCAGATGCTTGAGCTCTTCAGCGGTTTCTGCGTCCGGCTTGCGCTCGGGTCCGTTCTCAACGTAATCGATGACGAGAACGTATAGTATCTCGAGAAGATTGACTAGCTGTGAAGCGGTGATTTTAGTTTGGTCCACGGCGGTATCCTGACGGTAGTATCAGGCGTAAAATTGCCACCAACGAACAAAAGGCCGGGCACTCCTGTTGGAATGACCGGCCTCATACTCGATAGATTACAATTAACCGAGTTCTTCTTCGTCGTCTTCTGCCTCTTCTTCCGAAGCGTCGTCGAAGCCAAACTCCTCTTCGTCAACCGCGTCGAACGCTGCAAACACTTCCGTCATCGGATCGACGATAACTTCGCCAGCTATGGCTTGAATGTCGGCGACTTCGTTCTTCTTGGCTTCGAGGTCGTCGTACAGTTCGTTGGTGCCGAACATGGTTGCGTAGATGTGGTCTTCCGGCGGCGTGAAGTTCGGGCCCTTCAGCACCTTGCCGTTGTCCGGGTTGATGATAGGCTGACCGTCCGCGCCGAGCTTCGTGAAGTTCGAACCCATGATACAGGCCAGTACGCCTTCCAGCGGAATGCCGTACTTCAGCGCTTCCGAGCGGTTGTACACGTTCATGTCGCCAAGCCAGTCGGCGAGCATCACGAGGATCTGGCGATCCAGTTCCGTGGTGCCGTCTTCGTAGGGTTCAGCCGAATTCTGAATCCACTGGAACACTTCCGGTGCCAGCTTTGCTGCACGCTTGCCGTCGACGCCGTTCGCCACGAGATGCGTGAGGATACCCGACTCGGAGTAAGCCGAGGTGTCGAGCGACGCGCCGAACATCTCGCGGAGTTGCATGACTGCGTGGATTTCGTAACCCTCTTCCATTTCCTGCTTGAGCGTTTCCATGAAGCCAGTCATGCGCTTCAGCGGGCTTTCGTTCAAGCCGTCGAGCGTCGGGTACTTGTTGACCGGGAGGCTGTACATCTGATTCTGCTTGATGATCTGCCACATGAAGAGCTGGCCGATATGCAAACCGGTCGATGCGAATTCTGCGGAGGTCGAGCCGACTACGTGTTGGTATTCTTCGATGTTCATGATACGGATCCTGTGTGTTGGGAAGGGTAGTTTTGTTTGGTTGCTACACCGTTTATTTACTAGCCTTCCCAGACTTTGCTTTTGTTCGCTGCGCCTCGTTCTCAGCGTCGATGTCCCATCGAAGTCCCTCAGCCGCCGTGTCGGTCACCGGGTACGCATCGATGAGTTCGTAGTCACGACCCTTCGCATCCATGTCCGACATGAACCTGCTCAACGTATTGACGAGCCTCCGGCGCTGGACAGGTTCGCCAGTTGAAGAATTGATCTGCGAGTAGAGAACCAGAAGTTCCATAAGAATATTCCTCTATTCCCTGCACTGGACGCTGCCTGAGATTCCGTGCATGATTAAGTGGTTGGCGGTTTGATCGCTCACTACTAGAAACGTCCACCGGCCCTTCACCACCCGTACCCCCTGATAGTAGAAGTGATGGGCGACTTCCAGCTGAACCGACTGTGACGACAGGTAGCGGGCGATACGGACTTCCATACGAACTTCGTCGAAGGTCACCGGCACCGGAGCGGACGC